AGAATACATGACAAGACGTCATGAAGACCGAAGCGAAGCAGTTTCAAACGATTTAATGAAGGAGCAGGACAGTAGAATGCCGATCAATGTTGAAAGGCAATCTCGTGTAACCTTCGGTGGTACAAAAAAGTAATTTTAAATATCACTGAATTTAAATAAATCGTACTGGAGGCCCTTCGGGGCAGGTACATAAGGAGAAACAACTATGGCAAATAGAAACACTCAAGGTTTTGGTTTAGTTGCTGCAGGAACGCTTGGACAAACTCCAGCGACTTCTGGGCAAGGTAAATACAAAATCGATGCGGGCTATTCGACTACTATATACAATGGTGGCGCTGTTGCTTCTGCGTCTGGTTACATTATCGACGGTCAAACGACTGATGCACCTATCTTAGGTGTGCTTAATGGAATATTCTATAATGCGGCTACTACTTTGAAGCCAACATTTGCGAATTTCTACAAGCAACCGATAACACCGGCGAACTCAGAAGACATCGACGCTTTTGTATTTGATAACCCTCAACAACAATATGTAGTGGCAACTGATGCTGCTGTGGCTCAAGCTGGATATCTAGAAACGTATGACATGAATACTTCTGCTGGTAGTGATACTACTGGTAAGTCTTCAGCTACACTAGATATAGCTGACACAAGCGCAGATGCTGCTTCTTTTAGATTATTAAGATCTGCAGAAGATCCTGAAAACGACGAAAACGCTGCTTTCAGATCCGTTGTAGTTTGTATTAATCTGATTGAGCTACAATCGTAAAGCTAGAATAGGAGAACAAAAATGGCAATATCACGATCACAACTAGTCAAAGAACTAGAGCCAGGTTTGAACGCACTGTTCGGCTTGGAATATAAAAGGTATGAAAATCAGCATGCTGAGATTTATACTAACGAAAACAGTGACAGAGCTTTTGAAGAAGAAGTTATGTTATCTGGTTTTGGAAACGCACAAGTAAAAGGTGAAGGTGCTGGAGTATCATTTGATGATGCACAAGAAACTTTCACTGCTCGTTACACTCACGAGACTGTAGCTTTAGCATTTGCTATCACAGAAGAAGCTATCGAAGATAATCTCTACGATAGATTAGCTGCTAGATATACAAAAGCTTTAGCAAGATCTATGAGTAATGCAAAACAAGTAAAATCTGTTGAGCCTTTAATCAACGGTTTACCATCAACTGCAACGTTCAAGTCAGGTGATGGAGTTGCTTTGTTTAGCACATCTCACCCTACAGTAGCTGGTACTTTTAAAAATACCCTAACTACTCAGGCAGATCTTAACGAAACGTCATTAGAGCAGTCAATGATTGACATTGCTAAAATGACTGACGAAAGAGGTCTTAGAATCGCAGCGAGAGGGTTGAAAATGATCATCCCTTCAGAGCTTCAGTTTACAGCTGAGAGATTGATGAAATCTCAAGGTAGAACTGGAACAGCTGACAATGATATCAATGCAATCGTATCTATGGGTATGGTTCCGCAAGGATACAGAATCAATAACTACTTAACTGATTCTGATGCATTCTATATCTTGACAGACGTACCAAATGGTATGAAAATGTTCACAAGAGCTCCATTGACAACTGCGATGGAAGGTGATTTCGATACTGGAAATGTCAGATACAAAGCTAGAGAAAGATACTCATTTGGAGTATCAGACCCTAGAGGTATCTTCGGCGTTGAAGGTGCGTAATAACTAAATTTTTTGTGGCGGACATTGTTCCGCCACAATCATAATACACGGTGAGATTCATGAAAAATTTTACAGTCAACATTTGGGCTTACGATTATCACGGAAGATTTGAAGTTACATCTGAAGACGACCCACAATCCCTAGAAAATGCAATCCTTGACAAACTTGGAGAAAACAGTATAAAGTGGGAATATCTCGGGATCAGTTATGATAACCGAGTTAACAGAATAACCTATGAGGAGGTTATCTATGATACAAGACCTATACAAACAAAAAAGGTTCTTGGAGTTGAAGTGGGAACAGGAGCATCTGGATAATAACAGATACACTCTTGAAATGGTCAGGATTGATGACAAAGTTAGAGAAGTCATTACGAAGATCAAGCTGGAAGAAGCAGCTATTGCTCACAGACAGAATACTGTCGAAGGTGCAGCTCCAGAAGTTTCAGTAGCTACTTAATAAAAAAGCTACATCGTTGGAAAATTCCACTCCACATTACAGGCCCTCTTGCACTCTACATAAATCTGCTATATAAACTATTCACTATACAATTAAATTGAATATCGACGCG